GGTAGATCAACAATGCGTAGACCCCGAAATTGGCAAAGGTCATCTCTACCGGCATCTAAACGAAGTCATTCAAGACATACCTAAGATTGTAATAAACCACGGAACGCCGATGTGGGATGAGAAATACACCGAGGATATTGTAATTAACGGTGGCCAGATACTCGACCGCAAGGGCAAGCCACGGCATATAGACGGTATGAAGCAGCTAGTGGGCGATAACTTTATGATCGTAAATAGCTATGAAAGCGTGAATCGCTGGGGCTGGGGCTATCCGCTCATACATGGCATGACCCAGAATGACTGGCTCGACCTGCCTAAAGAGCCGCTTGTGGTGCTACCCCTCTCCCCTGCTGGCTTAGATAAATATTATAATCGCCAGCTTATATCGCATATCAAAGAGGGCTTGCCAGATAGAGTTGGCTTAGAGGTACTGCATACCAACGTCAATTACCCGGTTGTAGATTGGCAAGACTACAAAGAAACTATCGGGCGGGCGCTAATAACCATATTCCCATTTGCTGATTCGCCCATGCCGAGAAGCCGTACCGAGGCTATGCTGTCCGGCTCGTGCGTACTCTCGAGTCGCCATCATAACGCCGATGAGTTCATTACAACTGGGCAAAACGGCTTTATTATGCCGGATAACCCCTTGAGCTACATCGAAGCTATCGACCAGCTGGTAAATCATAACTTTAGAGAGGCCGAGCTAATCGGGCAAGCTGGCAAGAAAACAGCGCTGGAGTACTTCTCAGAGGAGCGCTACCAAAAGGATCTATACGATATTATTAGCAAAGTAGCAGCTGGAGAGCGGCCTGAATGGGATGGCAGTAAGATATGGAGCGCGTCATGAGGTCAATTGCAGCATTCACTTTCGAGCAGTTTCACAACAAAAAGAACATTGGCTCGACTAAAATCCGCATAAAAAACCTCATGAAGTACTGGCCGGAGATGCATTTGTATAAGTTTGGCGAGAAGCCTGACGTGATGATATTCCAAAAGGTCTACCGCTCGGGCGAGACATTCCGCTCAGCTGCCTATACCCTGCCAGGAGAGATGGGCGTGCCAAGCATCTTAGACATCTGCGATGCCGATTGGCTAGGCCAGGGCGCAACCACAAAGGCGTGCTTCATTACCGAAACGGCTCGCATGGTAGACGCTGTAGTTACCAGCACCGAAGCCCTCGCCGAGTTCATTCGTCAGCTCACCGACAAACCGGTGCTATGTATTCCCGACCGGTTTGTGATTGACGAGTTCCCGACCATCAAACACCACACCACGCCGCTTAAAAAAGCCGTATGGTTTGGCTATTCACATAACGCCGAGCTACTGCGCTATGCCATACCAGCTATCGATCGGCACAAGCTCGACTTCACGATTATTAGCAATGACGATCCACGCTTACCGTTCGAGTATGACTTCAAGCTTTGGAATAACGCGACAGCCTACGATATAATCCAACAGAACGATATCGCCATACTGCCAAAAGGCACTCGCCCACAGGATAGATTCAAGAGTAACAACCGGCCGGTGCAAAGTATTCTCTGTGGAGTGCCGGTAGCAACCACTGCTGACGAGGTAGAACGCTATGAAACCGCTGCAGAGCGCAATAAATCAGTAATACCATTGTGGCAGCTATACCGCAAAGAGTATGATGTCCGTAAAAGCGTAGAGGAATATAAAGACCTAATTGGGAGTATATTACAAAACAATGATTAGAAATGTCAATACATACAGCGGAGTAGGGGAGTGCTAGCTCTACCTATAAAACGCAAAATAGGGCGACCCATGCGGAGTAGGGGAGGGGTAGCATGAATATAAGCAGTATAACGCTCAGCAGTATAAATCCTGCTGAATATAATCCGAGAGTCATAACCAAAGATGAGTTCGAAGGTTTGAAGCAGTCTCTTACCACTTTTGGCCAGCAAGAGAACCTGATTGTGAATAAAGACATGACCTTGATCTCCGGCCACCAACGTTTGCAGGCCATGCTCGCCCTGGGCTGGACTGAAGCTACCTGTAATGTAGTAGACCTCGATAAGCACGAAGAGAAAAAGCTTAATGTAATCATGAACTCCCAAGCCATCGCCGGTAAGTTTGACGAGCTAAAGCTGGCCGAGATACTCGAAGAGCTGAAGCTAGACGATAACTATGAAGCGCTCCGACTCAATAAGCTCGAGCCATTAGACCTATCGCTCGATGGTATAGAAGAAGATGAGCCACCTGAAATTAGCCAAGACCCACCGGTAAGTAGGCTGGGCGAGATATATAGGCTCGGTAAGCACTGGCTGATGTGTGGCTCGGCTACAAGCGAGGATGATATCAACTCCCTGTTCCAAGACCAGAAGATAGACCTCTACTTAACCGACCCACCGTATAACGTAGACTATACCGGCAAGACCAAAGACGCCCTAAAAATAGATAACGACCAAATGGATGACGGCGAGTTCCTAGCTTTCCTGGCCGATGCCTACAGGCGCGCTGATGAGCATATGAAGTCCGGCGCCGCTTTTTACATATTCCACGCCGACTCCGAGGGGTATAACTTCAGAGCCGCCGTCAAAGAGGTTAACTGGATGCTGAAACAATGCCTCATATGGGTAAAGCAAACTATGGTAATGGGGAGACAGGACTATCAATGGAAGCATGAGCCTATACTCTACGGCTGGAAGTCTGGGAGTAGTCACAGCTGGTTTGCCGATCGCAAGCAAACGACAGTACTCAATTTTGATAGACCGAGCCGTAGCTCCGAGCATCCGACTATGAAGCCTATAGAGATACTCGCCTATCTTATCCAAAACAGTAGTAAAGCAGGGGATGTGGTATATGACGGCTTTAGTGGCTCTGGCTCTACCCTTATCGCCTGTGAGCAATTAGATAGAGTATGCTATGCCGTTGAGCTAGACCCACGCTATTGTGATGTTATACGTAAGCGCTATGCGAAGTTTATAGGCCAAGAGGATAATTGGCAGGAAATAACCGGAGCAGTCAATGCCTAGACCAACCGTAATGACCGAGCCTGTACTAGAGGCTCTGCGACAAGCTTTTCTGATTGGGGCTACTAACCTGGAGGCAGCACACTATGCTGGCATAACTGAAAAAACATTATATAACTATATCGACAAGCACCCAGAGTATTTACAGCAAATCGAGGCATGGAAGTCTGAGCCTATCTTGAAGGCCAAGCAGACGATTATAAAGAATATGCATGATACAAAGAACGCCCAATGGTACTTAGAGCGTAAGGCCAAAGACTTTAAGCAAAAGGTGGAGATGGAAGGGGGGCAAAACCCTATCCGCGTACTCTTGCAAGCCTATGGGATAGATCCTGAGAAGATAAGCCAGGGAGTGATAGATGACGGACAAGATGATGGTGCTATTTCAACAGCACCTACTAGCGAAGCATAATCTCGTACTCTACCCTTACCAGCTGATTCTGGCTCGTAAGATATTCTCCGCGCTTATTACTAACTTGCAGCTGACTATTCACGCTACCGAAGAGGATATTAAGAAGCTTAAACCGATAGAGGTACACGCCGAGTTCTCGCGGCAGTCCGGCAAGACCACCGCTATCGTGCATACGATTGAGTTTATAATGCTATTCTTTACCGAAGCATTCTCTCGCCCGATCAATATAGCTATCTTCGCTCCCCAGGCCGAGCAAGCTAAGACCGACTTCGATAGGCTGAAGCTGGCACTGCGTAAGACCGAGAAAGACCTACAGAGCTTTGAGGGCGATGACGCCGAGCGCTATGCTAAAGAGGAGAGCAACGCTAAGACGCTCGTATTACCCAATGGCACCAGCTGCTATATATTCCCGGTCAGTAAAACCAGCAAGCCGGAGAGTAAGACACTCCATTTGATTATCTTTGAAGAGAGCCAAGACCTACCCGACCAGATAGTTAAAGAGCAAATCCTGCCAATGCGCGCCAGTACCAACGCTCCGGTAATATGGATTGGCACAGCTGGTACGCGTATCTGCAACTTCTACCGCTTAGGGCAAGGCGCGAGCGCCAATAAGCTCTACTTTGATAAGATAGCCGAGCAGAGGCGTACCGTATACGAGTCTACCGGCGATCCACGCCACCTAATCTATGAGCAAACCATTAAGGGCGAGATAGAGAAGTATGGGCTAGAGAGCGATGAGATCCAGCGCCCTTACTACGGCAAGTGGTTGATTGGTACAGGGCAGTTTACCACCGCAGAGGAGCTAGACGCGCTAACCAGCGATAGAGGGCGTACCCACCACGAGAAGAAGCATGAATGCTACGCCGGCATAGATACCGCAAAGCATCCCGATAGCACCATCGTAACGATTATCCGGTGGAACTCGGAGCTAGAAAAGAAAGAGCTGATTAACTGGCTGGAGCTACGTGGTGAGAACTATAAAGACCAATTCGATATCATTACCGATTTCTTAGGTCGCTATAATATCCGGGCTTTGGCAATAGACTCAACCGGCCAGGGCGACTTTATGCCTGATATGTTTGAGCGTGAGACGAACTTTATGGATGAGAACAACGGCCTGTATCGTATGAAGTTCTCCGCTGTGAGCAAAGACATTATGTATAAGAACTTGAAGGTGAGCATTCAGCAGTTATTGACTACGCTCCCAAAGAACAGTACAAAGGAGTCAGAGAAGTTTCGGCAACAAATGTTGGATCTCCAGCAAGAGTACCGAGGACAACTCTTATCAGTACATCACCCAGATGACCCAAACGCGCACGATGATTATGCGGACAGTTGGGCGCTCGCTGAGTACGCTTATGCCAAAGAACAAGAACGGAGTATAGCCAACCTCACAGTTGTCGAAACAAGCCATGTGGAAAAGACTGCAAAATCTGATTTCTTTAACGAACAGTGGGATTGATACCACTCCGCTCGTTCAGCCAGTAGTAGACAAGACCGTTTACTCGGCTGGTGGGTATACCTCTAGCAACAATATTACCGGCGACCCGACTGATTACTCGAAATACTATAACGGCTGGGTATATGCGAACTTAAACGCACTTGCTTCTTCTGTCTCAAAGATGGAGATTAAGCTGTACAAAGTGCGAGTTATTAACGGCGAGCAAGAATATATTGAAATTGAAAGCCATGAGGTACTCGACCGACTCGACCGACTAAATGCTTTCACAAGCTTTACTGACGCTGTATATAGCACACAAACATTCAAAGATATGGCTGGCGACTGCTTCTGGTATATAGATGACGCCAAGCAGAATATCTATATCTTAGAGCCAAACAAAGTAAAAGTACTATTCGACTATATCGGTGGCGGTGGCGTAAAGATTACCGGCTACAAATACACCACTATCGTAGACGGCAAGGAGCGCGTAGAAACCTACAAGCCCGAGCAAGTCGTACCCTTCAAGAATCCAAACCCATTAAATCCGGTACGTGGTATGGGCTTGATTGCAATGGCGCTGGCAGCTATCGACACCGACCTCTATGCCGAGGACTTTAATAAGCGCTTTTTCTTAAATAACGCTACGCCCGATACTGTTCTCCGCACTGACCAAAAGATTAACCCCGATAATATGCGTAGGCTCGAAGCCGACCTCAAGCGTAGATTTGGTGGCACTCGTAATGCCCACAAGACGATGATCCTTGAGGGAGGCTTAGATATTAAAGCGTTAAATAGCACACAGCGCGATATGGAGTTTATTGAGCAGAGTAAATGGGTACGCGATAAGATGATGAGTATCTTTGGCAATACCAAAGTGAGCTTAGGAATCACTGAAGATGTAAACCGCGCTAACGCCGAAGCATCCCTCTACGGCTGGCTCAAGGAAGTCATCAAGCCTAAGATGCAGAGCTTTGTCGATAGCTTAAATGAGTTCTACCTGCCAGCTATGACCTCAGACGCGCTTATCTTTGGCTTTGAGGATCCGTACCCAGAAGATACTGCCGAGGATATTGTCGAAGCTACCGCTGGCTACGGTAAATGGTTGACTCGTAATGAAGCTCGCGATATGTTTGATCTCCCACCAGTAGAAGGTGGCGATGACTTTAATAGTACACCTGACGCTAGCCCAATAGAGCCGATGACCCCAGCCGATGGCGAAGCTCCACCAGAAGATAAGGGAATGCCTAAAGCTATCAAGAATGTGGACTTCGAGAAGCGCTTTAGACAGCTTGGCATTCCTAAGCTAGTCGCTAAGCAGAAAACCCTCTTAGCTGCTGCCAAAGAGATTGCTGCCGAAGCTGTTAAGGAAGCCCAGGGGCTTATTGAGCATGAACACGTAGCACCTAAGAAAGACGTACGCTACTCGGAGTTCTTTACCAATGACGAGGTGGTGATGTACCACCGGGCTAAGATTAATAAAATCGAGAGCGTAGAAGCTCGCTTTGCCCAGAAGCTGGATGATTACCTAACCCGGCTAGAAGAAAAGACAATGGCCGCCGTTGCGCTGATAGAAGAGAAGGGCTTGCAGAAAGCTAGCGCTGCCCCACTCTTCGATGTAGATGATGAGATTAGCTTTGGTATTAACCTATTCACTCCTTTGATGGAAGAAGCCACGATGATCGGTGGCATGGCCGCGAACGCGCTGATCGGCGAGAAGCTCAACTACAAGCCATCGGCTGAAGTCCGTAAGGCAGTCCGCTCGAGTATTAAGAAGTTTACCAAGAGCATGACGGTCACTGATATCGATAAGCTCACGAATACTATTGTCGACATGACCGCTTCAGGCGCTACCGTCAATGATATCCGGGCTGAGGTCGGGAAGTTCTTCGATGGCGCCCGCCAGAAGCAAATAGATACAATAGTCCAGACCGAGGTACTGCGGGTAGCCAACCTAGCCACGACAGACGCCTACAAGCAATCTGACGCAGTAGTTGGCAAACAATGGACTACGGCTGGAGATAGCAATGTTTGTGAGTTCTGCTTGCAAGCTGAGAAGGATTATCAGGATGTAGCGCTGGACTCTAACTTTGCCGATAAGGGCGATACGATAGAAGATGGGCAGGGTAATACCATGACGCTTGATTATAGCCACCTAGAGGCTCCACCGCTGCACGTGCGCTGCCGTTGCGATATCTTGCCGGTACTAGCCGATGAGTTCTCTAAGACGCTCTCCGGCGCCCTCAAGCCTAAGAAAGCTAAAAAGGTTGTTGAGAAGCCCGACACATCAGAGATAGATAAGCTAAAAGAAGAGCTAGCCAAAGAGCGTGAGTATGCTAAAGAGCTAGAGGGGCTTATCAGTGAATGAGCGCAAACTCGCCCTATTAAGAAAACGCGCAGAAAAGCGCAAAGAGCTTGAAGCTCAGCAAGCTGGCATTGCCCAGAGCCTAAAAGAGCTGAATGAAAAAGAGCTAAAAGTAGATCTGCCGGAGCTGCCAGCGCCGATTGTGCATAACGAGTTCGATACCAAAGAGCTTGCCGAAATAGCAAACAAAACATCGGCGCAATTAGAGGCTCTCCAAGACAAGTTAGACCCTGAGATGACTATTGCTGCCTTTGGCGAACTTAAGAGCGAGATAAGCACGCTAAAATCGGTATTTGGGCATATAGAGAAGGCGCTAGAGCAAGACATATACGCTCGCTACGATTATGCGAACAGCATAGAAGAAAATGGCGTGCGCTACATCGGCTATTTGAATAAAGATAGTAACTGGTTTATTCAGCGGCTCGGTAAAAGCACCGAAGGCGAAAGCTCAACATTCGCAACTGGTAAGGCTGGCGCATACAAGCAAGCGTGGAAAAATCGCCTCATGCTTAAATATGTTCCACGAGATAAGGCGACAATCGTATGAGCAATACAAAGTTTGATGCAGTACTTGGGCGCGTTCGAGAAGAAGATACGATTGTTCAAGAAGTCATTGGTGGTAGTAGCTCTAGCACAGCACCGATTGTTGGATCTACGGACTGGGGAACAATTACTGGTACACTTGCGGATCAGCTCGACTTACAAGCAGCGCTGGATCTAAAAGCTAACCTAACGCTCTTAGCAGGCGGCAATACTGGACAAGTGCTAACAAAAGATAGTAATGCGGGACAAGACTATAGCTGGCAAACTCCAGCAGCTACTACAACTGGTTACGCATGGGAAGATTACGAAAAGACGAGCACGTATATTTATGTGAGCTACTTAAGCACAGGTGGAGCGTGGTATATTTATCGAAGAACAGTAGCCACAAACGTACGAGAGTACGCCACAGGTGCTTCGGGGTACGCAGCAGCCTGGACAGCAAGAAGTTCACAAACATATTCATAAGGAGACAATCATGAAACCCATAAATCGCAGATACCATAATTTAGATAAGCCCACCGTTGCTAGTTCGGTAACTTGGGATATGAGTGATGGGCATACTATTGTTGTAAATGACCTTTCAACAGAAGGCAATATGGGTGACGGTAAAGAAGAATTGACTGCACTTGCACAACGGGCATGTGATTCGTACGAGGAGAACTTATAATGGCAGTAATTATTTCAAACGGTGCAACTACCCTCAACACCGCATCAGGCTTTTACCGAGCTGAATCGTATAACCTCGGTGGGTTTAGTGCCACTACGCTTGCTCTTACAGCAGCCCGAACCATCCCAGTGACGTTTGCCAACGCTGGCAACTGCATGGGTGTCATCATCTCACTTGGAGCAACCACGCACGTCAACCGAACCGTTACCGTCACTCTACAAGAGAATGTAGCTAGTGTCTGGACTGACCGAGTTTCGAGTGTTTTAACTGGTGCTCAAATTGCTAACTCAGTCGCTAATACCT